TTATGATGAACTAACTGGTGACGTGGTAGTAGATGTTGCTACAATCGTAGGCACAGGTTCATATTCAACTTGGGATGTCAATCTCAACGGTGCTCAAGGTATCGCAGGTCCAACAGGTGCAACTGGTATCGGCGCAACCGGCGCAACTGGTTTAACCGGACCAACAGGTGCTACTGGTCTAACAGGACCAACTGGCGCAACTGGAGCAGTAGGTGGCACGGGTGCAACCGGTGCTGTTGGTAGTACAGGTCTAACAGGTAGTACAGGTGCTACTGGTGCTGTAGGTGATGTGGGTGCTACAGGTAGTGTAGGATCTAGTGGTGCAACAGGTGTTGCAGGACCTACAGGAGCCACTGGCAGTGTTGGCCCAATTGGTGCTACAGGATTAACTGGAGCCACTGGCGTTGCTGGCCCAACAGGTGCCACAGGATTGATCGGTGCTACTGGCGCAACTGGCGCAGTAGGGGCAACAGGATTAACTGGCGGTACAGGTGCTACTGGTGTAGTAGGCGGCACCGGTGCTACAGGCGCAGTAGGCCCAACTGGCGCTACTGGTGAAGGTGCGACCGGCGCTACTGGTGTGGCGGGTGCAACTGGATCATTGTTTGGTCGTGCGGCAGCATTCCACAATAACAATGATACATATTTGACTGCTCAAATCAACTCAAATAGCACTGGTCCACTACAAGTTGCTTCTACTACAGGATTCCCTAGCAGTGGTTCATTGATTGTTGGTCAAGAGATTATAAGTTATACTGGTACAACACCTACATCATTTACAGGATTAACTCGCGGTGTAGCAGGTAGTAATGGTTCAGTACATGCTATCAATACTTATGTCGCAGCCTCACAAGTCACGCCAGCCAACGTTGTAGCAACAGTAAGAATAGATACAACAGACGTACCCGATGCTGGTATTACATTGAACCCAGCAACAGGAGAAGTTACTATAGCAAACGCTGGTGTTTATAATGTCATGTTCAGCATACAGGCTGCTTGTGCAGGCAACGCACCAGACGATATTGAAATATGGTTCGCTGTTAATGGTACTGCTATTCCAGCAAGTGCTAGCCGTATTACTTGCCCTGCAATTCACGGCGGCGTGACAGGTGCGATTATTGCCGCAGTAAATATTTTCTATAATTTTTCTGCTGGAGACGTACTGACATTAGCTTGGACAACTAACGGGGGAACAGTTGTCATCACCAGTTATCCACGAGTTGTTGCTACAGGTATCCCATCAAGTCCTGGCGTTATTTTGACAGTCAATCAAATAGCATAATATCCGATAAATAGTCGTATAGTTTGGAGCAGACGATGCGACTTACAATAACAATAATAACAAGTCTATTACTAATATTAGGTTTAAGTCTAAATCTTGGTGGTTGTCAATCACGATACCGTTATCCATGTCAAGACCCGGAAAACTGGGGCAAGCCCGAATGCCACAACGATGCTTGTAAAGCAGATGGTAGTTGTACCGATCAAACATTGGGCCCTGTATTAACGCCCAAAGTCTTTGAAAGTCAAAGATTGGAAGATGAGCCCCCGCAAGAAGAAAGTAAACCAGAAGAACCTGCACAAGAAACTAAACCAGAACCACAACCTCAAATAAGTAGTAATACTTGTCAGCCTGTAAGTCAGCCTGAAAAGAAGATTAACTTTAGAGGAAAAACAATGCCACCCCCACCATTAGCACCTGCAGAGCCAGTTGTTGAGGGTGAGCAACCAGTTACAATGGATACAATTGTTAACACTAGTGAACATAACGTGGCAGCAAGATAGGAGCATATATGGGTCAGAGATATACTGAAGCAGAACTACAAGCAAGAATGAAGTTCGTTATAGGACTTACATTGGCATTTACACTTGTAGGTATTGTATTTGTTGTTTTATACAGTCTTATATTCGTTACACAACCTATAGACCATCAAAGTCCAAACGACGCAGAATTTTTTAAGGTCATTACACCAATCGCAACTTTTTTGACAGGTATATTATCTGGCATAATGTTAGGTAAGAGCCCAGACCAAAAAGAAGAACCACCGCCAACTGACGAAGATCATATTGCTTAAGGATTAAATCATGAACGGTTTAGAAGCATTACAACAAAAGATAGGTGTTACAGCAGATGGAGCCTTTGGTCCTGGCACGATCAAGGCTGCTATGAATTTTTTCAACATGAGTCCAGAACGTGCCGCACACTTCTTTGGACAGACTGCACACGAAACAGGTGGTTTCAAAGCATTCACTGAAAATCTAAATTATGGCGCCCCTGGATTGTTAGGCACATTCAAAAAATATTTCGCAGACCAAGCAACAGCCGCAGCCTACGCACGTAATCCAGAAAAGATTGCTAATCGTGTTTATGCTAATCGTATAGGCAATGGCGATGAACATAGTGGTGATGGTTACAAGTATCGCGGTCGTGGTGCATTACAGTTGACTGGTAAAGACAACTATCAAGCATTTGCTAACTATCTGAACAACCAAGACATTATGGATGATCCTGATCTCGTAGCAGATGAGTTCGCATTTGAAAGCGCAATGTTTTTCTTTGAAAGAAATAAACTATGGGCTATCTGTGATCAAGGCGTAAACGATAGCACTATCACACAAATCAGTAAAAAGATTAATGGTGGAACACTAGGTCTTGATGATCGCCTAGAGAAAACCAAAAAGTATTATGGTTATTGTAAAGGAGCAGCACCAGCCTCGGCACCAACTCAAAGTGCTCCTTCACTAACTTCAATGATTAAGCAGGCTGTAACACAACAGAGTGAAGAAGAAAGTGATGACGATATGCTATCACCAAACTTTGCACTTAAAGATTTCATTAAGAGTGAGACAGCAATACGCAAAGGCATTGATAACACGCCAACTCATGAACATAAGCAAGCATTAAAAGCAGTATGCGAACATATACTTGAACCAGTACTAGCAAACTTCCAACAACCAGTTCGCATCAATAGCGCATATCGTGGTCCTAAACTCAATGCCGCAGTTGGTGGTAGTGCTAAGTCACAACACTGTAATGGCGAAGCAGTAGACTTTGAAATTGATGGATTACCTAATCCAGAACTAGCACAGTGGGTAAGCCGTAATTGTGAATTTGATCAAATCATATTAGAATTCTATAATCCAAAAGAAGGACCAAACAGCGGTTGGGTTCACGCAAGTTACACAACTAAAGGACCAAATCGCAGGCAGATATTAACTGCTGTTACTGAAAAAGGTAAAACAGTTTATAAGCCTGGATTCGTCATCTAAATATTTGTATGGCACAAGCCGATACATTAATTAAAAACCCTTATGTAAAGACTGTCTTTAAAACTCAAAAAGAGTTAGATGACTTTATAGCCTGCTGTGATCCACAGACAGGTTATTTGTATTTTATGGATAATTTCTTTATGATACAGCACCCGACTAAGGGTAGCATGAATTACCATCCTTATGAATATCAAAAAAGATTAATTGATACATATCACAATTACAGATATAGTATCGCACTCATGCCTCGTCAGAGTGGTAAGACCACTAGTGCTGCTGGATATCTATTGTGGTATGCTATGTTTGTACCCGATAGTACAATATTAATTGCCGCACACAAATATACTGGTGCGCAAGAAATCATGCAACGTATTCGTTATGCATACGAAAATTGTCCTATGCATATCAAAGCAGGTGTCACTACTTATAATAAAGGTAGTTTAGATTTTGAGAATGGTAGCCGTATCGTATCAGCCACGACAACTGAAAACACTGGTCGTGGTATGTCTATCACATTGTTATATCTTGACGAATTCGCATTCGTAAGACCAACAATCGCTGAACAGTTTTGGACATCAATTACTCCCACATTGTCCACTGGTGGTAAGGCTATCATCACCTCAACGCCTAACAGTGACGAAGATCAGTTTGCATTGATATGGAAAGGTGCTAACAAGTGTGAAGATGAATACGGTAACAAGACAGATGTAGGTGTCAACGGCTTCAAAGCATATCGTGCATATTGGACTGAACAGCCCGGTCGTGATGAGAAATGGGCTGAAGAGATGAAGGCTCAGTTAGGTCTTGATCGTTTCAATCGTGAAATCGGTTGTGAATTCATCATCGCAGACGAAACGCTAATCAATCCAAATACACTAATTCAATTAGAAGGTGTAGAGCCTGTTGATCGTATGGGACAAGTACGTTGGTACAAAAAGCCAACTAAGGGTAACATATATGTTACTGCACTAGATCCAAGTCTAGGTACAGGTGGAGACCAATCTGCTATACAGATATTTGAAGCGAACACTACTGAACAAATAGGTGAATGGAAGCACAACAAGACTGATATTCCAGGACAAATTAAACTGTTAGCAGATATCAACAAGTATATCGTAGAATGTACGGGGGAACCTAACAACTTGTACTATAGTTTAGAAAATAATAGTATAGGTGAGGCGGCACTAATTTCTTTAGCAGAGTATGGTGAAACCAACATTCAGGGTATATTCTTCAGCGAAACAGGCAAAAAGCGTAAAGGATTCAACACTACACATAAAGTAAAATTGACTGCCTGTGCTAAGTTTAAAACTCTACTAGAATCTAAAAAGATGAAATTACACAGCCGTAGTTTAATATCAGAATTAAAGACATTTGTAGCATTGGGCGGTAGTTATAGTGCTAAAGTAGGGGAAACAGACGATTTGGTTATGTCTACACTATTGGTAGTAAGAATGCTACAGCAATTGACGGATTTCCACTACGATCTTGAAAATCAGATGCGCGACCATGATGAAATCATACAACCATTGCCCTTTTTCGCTGTCTTAAACTAAGCCGCAAGACTAAATATACATATGGCCGTTAAAACAGAAACATTTAACCAAGAATTATTTGATTTACTCAAAACCAGAGGGTATAATCCAAGACCTTTAAACAGTGTAAACCAAGAAGTAAATCCACAAGACAGTGATGTTTTCGCATTTAAATTTAGTAAGAACGGCAAGAATTATGGTACCGGACGTGTTAGTATTGATACTGACGGAAACTTGATACTTTATACTAGTGATCAATTAGAAGACAGTCCCGAATCCAATACATCTGGTTCAGAATATACAGATAGTTGGACAGGATTTAAAAAGCACTTGCGTAGTTTTGCAAAGAAAAGAATGTTGAACTTTGAAATACGCAATGAAGAACATCTACACGATGACATGAAAAAGAGGACGTATATGAAAAAGAAAAAACAAGTTGTTGAAGGTTATTACCCAGCAGGCAAGAAAGCCAGTTACAGCGATAACGTTCCAACAGTAAAAATATTAATTCAGCACACTCGTCAAATTGAAGAGGGTGAACAGCGTTATCGTAATGTAGATAAGATTTTCGTTGAAAATGTAAATGGCGAACGTTTCTTATTGCCAACAAAGCGTCCAGGCATTGCTAAGGTATATGCTCGTCATATCGCAGAGGGTGGAACACCATACGATGATAAGGGTAAGCACATTACTTCACTTGTTGAAGAATATACAAAAATGGCTGGCTTTGTTCGCGCCACTAAGAACGGACAGTTTAATGAATCAGCACAACAATTGGTAAACGAAGGTGTCGCTCATTACGAAAGCCTACGTCATACATTAGGCAGCATGATAAGTACTCGTGGCTACCACAAATATTTTGATGCATATACTCCAGTTCTTAACGAAGAAACAGTTGACGCAACAACAATTAACGAATTGTTTGTACAAGAAACAGTTGACCCACGTATTGAAAGTGTAATGCCAATTCTTGCTCGCCTACGTAAAAACGTAAATGAAATGAGCGAAGTCAAAGAATTAGATCAGTGGGCAGAAAATCTAGTTAATGAAACTATTGAAGGTGCAGATGAACTAGACGAAGGCAAATTAGGTAAAGCACTAGGCGCAGCAGCGGTTGGTGCTATGATGATGAATCCAATGGCAAAAGCAGGTGGTATTACACTTGATCAACCAGGTGGGTTCTCAGCACAAGATCAAACCACATTAAATCAAAAAGTTGAAAAGTCACAAGGTGTAGAAGCACTACAAAAGTTTCTAGCAAAGCAAGGCATGAAACAAATTGTTAGTGGTCAACTAGATAATCTAACATATGATAACATAATGAAAGTAAGCCAAATGCACGATGCTGGTAAACTTGATAGCAAAGCAGCAGCCGAATTTCAACAATTAGCACAAGGTGCGGGGTTGACTGATCTTAAAGAAGGCCCAGCAGATGAACCAGAACACAAAGATATGGATGCAGATGACAAGCGTTGGGACGATGCAGAACCAGGCGAAGAAGTAGATGAAGGTTTAGATGCTAACCAAAAACGTGCAGGTCAATTAGGCCCAACTGAACCAGTAGGTAAGAATGAAAAAAATCTACGTGGTAAATTAGTTGGCGCAAGCGAAAGTGTTGAATTGGATGCACTCAAAACACTTTCGGGAATAAAGTAATATTTTTTACACAGTTAACGGACATATATACTATTGACACACTATGAAGTTCGTGTAGAATAACATAGTGTGTTAGTTGTCTCCTAGACAACTCAACATAAAACACAATTAGGCTCAACTTAGGCATTTTTACAATAGGAGATATAATATGGCTAATCTAGCAGACATTCGCGCACGTATCGCGGCGCAAGAAAATAAGACAGCAGGTAAGGGTCAGCGTACCCAATCAGATAACGCAATTTATCCGCACTGGAATATGGAAGAAGGCACTACTGCCACTATTCGTTTTCTTCCAGACGCAGATAACAGCAACACGTTCTTCTGGGTAGAACGTCAGATCATTAAACTTCCATTCAATGGCGTAGTTGGTGATCCTGCAATGAAGCAGGTTGTTGTTCAGGTTCCATGCGTTGAAATGTATGGCGACAACTGCCCGATCTTGGCAGAAGTTCGTCCTTGGTATAAGGATGACACACTCAAAGAAATGGCAAACAAGTATTGGAAGAAGCGCAGTTATATCTTCCAGGGCTTTGTTCGTCAGAACCCAATCGGCAATGACACGACCCCAGCGAATCCAATTCGTCGTTTCGTTATTAGCCCACAGATTTTCACTATCATTAAGAGTTCGTTGATGGATCCTGAAATGGAAAACATCCCAACTGATTATACTAATGGTATTGACTTTAACGTTAAGAAGACCAGCAAGGGTGGCTATGCCGACTATTCTACTAGTAACTGGGCTCGTAAAGAGACTCCGCTTACTGAAGCAGAGTTGGCAGCAATTGAAGCACATGGTCTATTCAATCTCAAAGAATTCTTGCCCAAGAAGCCTAGCGAGAGTGAGTTGCGTGTAATTAAAGAGATGTTTGAAGCCAGCGTTGATGGTAAGCCCTATGATGCAAACAAGTGGGGTGCTTACTATCGTCCATATGGTATTGATGCACCAAGTGGCGCGAGAGCAGAAGAAACAGAAGCAGTAGTTACTGCTCCTGCTAAGGCAGCACCCGTCGTTGAAGAGGACGATGAGCCTGCTCAAACATCAAGTCCGGTAGTTGTTCCTAAGAGTACTTCAAGTGATAAGGCACAAGACATTTTAGCGATGATTCGTGCCCGTCAACAGAAGGCTTAATGTACAGACAGGGGAGAGGTAACACTCTCCCCATTCTCCACACAGGAATACTACCATGACACTACCAGACGAAAGATATACTGCTCTTAAAACAACCAAAAAGTTTTTAGAAGATTTGTGCGATCCGGGTAAAACCCCCCGTGTCCCTTCGTTTGTGCGTGAACGTGCTAGTAGTGCGTTGAAACATTACCCAACGGATTGGGATATAGAAAAAATAGCAGAAGCATGTCCTGAAGTCGTTGACAAGGTTGTGTTTTCTGATAGAATTGCAAAAAGAAATATACTGAAATAAGGAGGCCACGTGGCAAAGCCGTTTGATGTTAGCAAATTTAGAAAAGACATTACAAAGAGTATTGAGGGTCTTAGCATTGGTTTCAATGATCCTACTGACTGGATCTCAACTGGTAACCACGCTCTCAACTATCTCATTAGCGGAGATTTTAACAAAGGAGTCCCACTCGGAAAAGTAACTGTATTTGCAGGTGAATCAGGTTCAGGCAAGAGTTACATCTGTAGTGGTAACCTAGTTCGTCACGCACAACAGCAAGGCATTTTCGTAGTATTGATTGATACTGAAAACGCACTTGATGAAGATTGGTTGAAGGCATTAGGTGTTGATACCAGCGAAGATAAACTACTTAAACTCAACATGGCAATGATTGATGACGTTGCCAAAACTATTAGTGAGTTTATGAAAAGTTATAAGACTATGCCTGAGGGTGAACGTCCTAAGGTATTGTTCATCATTGACAGTCTTGGCATGTTATTGACTCCAACTGACGTTAATCAGTTTGAAGCAGGTGATATGAAGGGTGACATGGGTCGTAAGCCCAAGGCACTGACTTCACTTGTTCGTAACTGCGTTAACATGTTTGGTAGTCACAATGTTGGATTAATCGCAACTAATCACACATATGCTTCACAAGATATGTTTGATCCAGATGATAAGATTAGTGGTGGTCAAGGCTTTATCTATGCTTCAAGTATTGTTGTTGCCATGCGCAAACTCAAACTGAAGGAAGATGATGATGGCAATAAGATTACTGAAGTACGTGGTATTCGTGCCGCATGTAAGGTAATGAAAACACGTTATGCTAAACCATTTGAACAAGTACAAGTTAAGATTCCATATGAAACTGGTATGAATCCATACAGTGGCTTACTTGATTTGTTTGAGAAGGCAAACATTCTGACGAAGGAAGGCAATCGCCTTGCATATACTTGTGAAGATGGCACTGTTCTCAAATTCTTCCGCAAAGGTTGGGAGAGCAATGAAGATGGTTGCCTAGACAAAGTAATGTTAGAGTTTCAAAATAATCAATCAAAGATAAGTAATACAAATTCTGTAGTGGAGGAATAACAGAAATGAGTATTACATTAGCAGCCGAAGTATGGCATGCGTTAAAAGCAGAAATTGATGAGGCAAATCTTCCTGATGCTGCCGAATCATTTATTAACGTACTAATTGATAATGATTTTGAGGCTTCAGAAATTAAGGCAGAGTTTCGTAGAGATCCTTATGTCATGGATGCAGTAAAAGCATTTGTTGCCTCACAGGAAGAGGAAGAGGAAGAATACGAAGAAGAAGAGGAAGATGAAGATTACGACGACAATTGGTGATGAATGAACTGGTATACCAGAATCACAACTGATTTAAGTGTAATCCCTGACTTCATAGCACATTATGAAGCAGAGTTGGAACAAGCAAAATGGGACTGTAGGGTAGGTGGAAAGGTAGAAAAAAATATCTCAAACCTACCCGGTATCACAGAGCAACGTTTTAATCAATTACAAGAGATTGAAGCGGTATTGAATTATCTCAATATACAATTACGCAAACTTAGACGTAAATACTTTCAGAAGTATCTGGAAGGATACAATCGTGCATTGACTAGCCGTGATGCTGAAAAGTATGTTGACGGCGAAGATGAAGTTATTGACTTTGAAGTACTAATCAACGAGGTGGCACTCTTGCGTAACAAGTGGTTGGGTATTATGAAAGGTCTTGACAGCAAGCAATGGCAACTAGGCCATATCGTTCGCCTGCGTACCGCAGGTATGGAAGATGTGAGCGTAGGATGAATATTGAAACTACCACTGATTTAATATTACTTTACCTACAAAACCACAGAACCAAAGTATGTGGAAGAATCGGTGTAGCCGACCATAGACAGATTATTCCATATCGTAGTATCAAATTTGATTATATGGGCTATGACGTTGAAGTTCGCATTTATAATCCGTCATATATAAATGTTAGGGTAAATGACTTCCCCTGCGAAGTTTGTGATAGTGTATCTGCTTTACGATCTGCGATAGATAAATTACATAGTTTTAGGTTTTAAATGAAAAATATATTAGTTTTAGGAGCCGGTGGTTTTATCGGCAATGCCATTGTTGAAAGATTAGTAAGTGAAGGACACTTTGTACGAGGTGTTGACTTTAGGTATCCTAAATTCAACAAAAGTGCTGCACAAGATTTTGTGATAGGTGATTTACGACATCGTAGTACACTCAAAAAAGTTTTAGTGACATTTAATAACGATACATTTGATGAAATCTATCACTTTGCCGCAGACATGGGCGGAGCAGAATATATATTCACTGGTATCAACGATGCCGACATATTAACAAATAGTATGGGCATTACAATTCACTTATTGCGTGAACAGGCAGAATTGAATCGTAAATTAAAAACAAATAAAACAAAAATTCTGTATGCTAGTTCTGCTTGCGTATATCCAGAACATAATCAATCAGACCCGCTCACTCCTGATTGCAGAGAAGATACAGTATATCCTGCCAGCCCAGATAGTGATTACGGTTGGGAAAAACTGTTCGGCGAACGTATTATTGCCGCATATAATAGAAACTATCACATACCTATACGCATAGCACGTTATCATAATGTATACGGTCCAGGTGGAGAATATGAAGGTGGTCGTGAAAAGGCACCTGCGGCATTATGTCGTAAAGTATTAACAACGGTTGATAATGAAATTACTATATTTGGAGACGGTAACCAAACACGTAGTTTTTTGTATATTGATGATGCAGTTGAAGGCACACTACGTTTGATGAATAGTGATTATAAAGAACCAATTAATATGGGCAGCGAAGAAATTATTAGCATTAATGATTTTGTGGATATGATTGCAAGTATTGAAAATAAAACTATTAATAAAGTACATAAAATTAATGGTCCGTTAGGTGTGCGCGGTCGTAATAGTAACAACGATCTCATGCGCAGTGTATTAAAATGGGAACCCCCGACTAAGTTGAAAGACGGTATTACTAAGACGTATAATTTTATTAAGAGCGTCATACACGCTATATAAAACATGAGTTTATCACAATTAGAATTAGATTTCGCACTTAATTATTTTTTCGGCGACAAAAGTTTATTTTACGCTGAATCAGATTTATGTAAAAAATTGTTCGTGTCTTACGTGCAGGATAAAAACTCTAGCACAATACGAGAAGAAGTTACATTAAAACGTTTGGGTATTCCTAAACTAGACTTTAAACACGGCGCAGATGGTTACGATGAAAATAAAAAAGTGCATGTAGAAGTAAAACCGTCTTACGCTCATATAAATCCAAAAACTAAAAAACAAAGTAGATTGGGTGGTGGTGGAACTTTCAATGATTTAACTGACAAAAAAATATTAGAGTTAGAAAATTGGGACCTTGTATGTTCAGGATTTGCTGAAGATAAATGTCTTTTTGTAATTCGTTTTCCTGCTAAACAAATTACCCCACATTTAAAACAACGTTTATTAAAAAATATTGAGAACAAAAGAGGCAGAGTAGGCACTGTTGGATTTGGATATAAACATTTTCAGGATTGTAAAGAATTAGAATTAATACACCTAGATGTTGAAAACGGTGAAAGACTTATGAATAAAAAGTTTTATAAACTTTTGCTAGAAAGAGTAAATGATAAATCAGTTCCTTAATGTACGATATAGTACAAGAAATTTATCAGACACAGAATTTGAAAATCTTGTACCTATACTTGCTAAAGAGTTAGAAAATGTAAGTTACGTACCTACATATTCCGACATGGAATTATTACGCGATTGGAACAAATTGCGTTTATGGACTACTACAGAATCATACATCAATAGTACCAGTAGAATAGCACTATCATTGTGTGAACATTTTTGTCCTAACTTTTATGAAATTGAAATGGATGGCAAAAGTTTTGCTAGTTTGTGGAAAGTAGAAAACTTAGAAAAGATATTACGTTGGAATCGTAAAAGTCATAGCACACCTTATCTCAGCGAATTAAAACGCGGTGTATACTTTTGTTTACATCTTGTAAAGAATACTATGTACAGACCGCAAATGAGTAAAATGATTTGCGATAAGTACCAGCCGTCAATGGTGCTTGATCCGTGCGCGGGTTGGGGAGGACGTATGCTAGGCGCTGTTGCATCGGGTGCAAGATATATTGCGTTTGAGCCAAATACAGTGACATATGATAACTTAAATCGTATGGCAAAATTCTTACAGATAGAAGATCAAGTCACACTTATATGTGATGACGCATTACAAATGTCAAAGTATGATATTCCTAAAGTTGATTTGGTTATCACTAGCCCACCATACTTTGATATTGAAGTTTATAGTAAAGAATCTACACAATCTATTACTAAACATAAAACATATAATGAATGGAGCGAACACTTTCTCAAGCCATTAATAAAACTCTGTTTGGATAGATTACAACCGGCAGGTGTAAGTTGCTGGAATGTAGGTAAGGTTCGCGGTCTTGATATGAACATTGATGTTGAAAAATACCATACTGAGTATGGATATAGTAGAGTATCAGAGTTCAAAGTCATAAGCAGTAAACGACAAATACACAATAAAACCAAAAACGAAAAAAGTTCAGATAACACAATTGTTTACCAAAACATATAATTAAGTTACCCAAAATCTCTAAAAACACTTGACACAAGATATAGACCTGCTTAGACTAGATATTGTGTTAATTAACTTATAGGAGTAACACGTTTATGAATATTAAATTACGGGCTTTTGGACAGGTTATGGGGTCTCTTGCGATTGGGTTTAGCATTATGTCAGGGCTTAACTACTTTTTCAAAGAGTACGCCCCATTGATTTTTATATGTGGTCTAATGGTTTATCTAATCTATACAGCATACGAATTGCGAGTCTACCAACTTGAATTTGACGAAAAGTTTCCTAAGGAGTAATGCAAGCACAAAATTGACGGCAACGTAAGTTGTTGATTCTTAAAGCCTTTTAGTCGCGTAAAAAACGGCTAAAAGGCTTGACATTAATTGATTTTGGGTGTATAATACATAGTATTGAAACTGAGAAAACGGAGTTAAACATGAAAGCACTTAACGCATATATCGATCAAAAGAATCGTTGGAACGCTATCTTCAAAGGCAAGCAGTTTGAAGTTAAGACTGCCCAAGGTCGCCAGCGTGTTGCTG